ATGCGTAGGTGTGTGAATGGCTGTATCAAAAAGAGCGAGGGCGCGATTCAAGATCATGTCAGCGTCTGAAAAGAACGCGGTCAAAAAGGCGGTAAAACTCCTATACGATACCGAGCTGGTCGGCATCAAGCGTATGCGTGAGATAACGAGGCTCGCTGAGAAGAGGTGAGCAGAATGCATTATCAATACGGCACATTTCGCTCTCAAGTGGGAGGCATTCCGGTAGGTGGATCGGACAATTCAAAACTCTGGGTTGCGTTTGTCGCACGAGAGAACCCCGTCCAATTAATCAATGGCTCGTTTTGGTCGGGGGATAGCGGAGAAGATTATCTCTTAATCGCGCTTGCCCCCGGCGTCGAAACCGGAGCAAATGGGACAACTACCCTCACGGGTGCTATGGGCGGGATCATGTATGCGGCTCAAATGAATGGGGGAAGCACACACACACAGGTTAATCCCGGCATCATTTGGCCCGCACGAAAGACTGCAGGGAATACCCCGCCTATCCTCCCGCCATTCTGGACGCTGTATGTTCTGCCAGGGACAGCCGCCAGCGCGGCAGACTTCCAAGTCCGCATTCTCGGTGTGGATTTGGTGAAGCCCTGATGCCTAAGTCAGCCCCTGACAAGGTGATAATCCACCGGATAGAGTTTCAAGAAACAGAACGGGAGCTTCTGAGGGAAGTTGCTTTTGGCTATAACTTTAAGAGGATCCTGGATCCTATAGTAGCCCTCATCAACGATAACACGACGATGCTCCTCATCCTGTCAGGGGTGGCCGCATGGTTAGGATTCACCTATATCCCTCCCGCACTCGAGGAGGGGGTCAATCTTCTGCGTGACTTCCAAGACCAATTCGCCTCTGCAGTCGAACAGGGATCCATCATTCGGGAGCGTGTGGAGTTCATCGGGACTGCGCTCGACCGGGGGCCATTGGCGGGCATCATAGACATGGCTGAAGCGGTCTTGGGAGTCAATCTTCCCGACTTCGGCGGCGGCTACGAGCCCGGTGAATCTTCCGGCGGCGGCGGGGGATTTTAGTGAAGCCCGACTTGAATACAGGCATTTTCGGAAATGGCTCGGTCAATTCAGCCACCGAGGGCTTGTGACCGAAGACTCTGGTGATCCTGGGAAGACCCCATCCCGAAATACCGACCCTGCAGACCCAGATGGACTTTTTACACCGAGGGCATTTCTGCTTCATTTTCGTCCCTCTTTAGCCCCACAGTTGAGCATCATTTAGCACCTAATCGGCCCTTGATTCGGGCGATAATCCCCTTTTTCTGCCGTTTTTTCGGTTTTGCGTTCCCCTCAATGATCATATCTTCAAAGTCGAATAACGCCGGGTTTGCCTCGAGTGCGGCCTCTTGAACCAGCACATGATCCATGTAATCGGGATTATGCTTTTGAACATACGGGCCGAGCTTCTTCCCGTAGGGATCATGTGTCAGGGGTTTGCGAACATAGGCAGTCCATGCTTCTCCGGGAGGGGGGCCAGCCGGCCAGCACTTGAGGCAACGGGGCTTTTTCATGGGCAGACAAAGTTTCGACTCCTCATCCTCCCGCTTACATAGACCCCATTCTCCTCCCTTCGAGAGATGATGGCGAATAAGGCACTCGCGCACGAACCTCGAGAAGTTAGGGACATTCTGCGCGAGTTGCGCCGTTTGAGGATCCAGGGAAATGCTCTTGATGATTGAAGTCATTCAAACACCTCCAGCCGGGTTTGGAGGAGTTGGGGTTCATCCAGGATCCTGACGACGCGACGAAAAACCTCAATGTCGCCCGAAGTCTTCTCGAATACAACCCAGACCATAGGGAAGCCTAACTGCCATTCTTTCGGGTTGTCGAAATACCAGAGTCCTGTCACGACGAAGCCCCACGACTCGCACAGTTTGAGTCTTCTCATGTTGAGCGCGTAGGAGGGGAGGATATAGGCGAAGCCTTGTTTCGCAATCCGACAAGAATGCTCGAGAATCTTGGTCAATTTGCTAAATGGCGGATTTGAAACCAACCAATCAAACTCGCGCTTCTCCTTGAAGAAATCTCGGCCCCGGTGGATTTCACACCAATCAACTTCGAGATCGAGCTTTTCAAGTTGATTCTGAAACGCCCCCGCGCCCGCGAACGGGTCGAGGGCGGTAGTGGCGGGGAGAAGGTCGAGAAGGCCGACCAGACGCCCCGCAAGGCTCGAAGGCGTGTAAAACTCATCACCCTCATGCTTCTCGGTTTCATCCCGATCCTGGATCCCCTGCAGGGACTTGGAGAGTTTGCTCATGTCCATTTCTCCAGCGCGTCGCGGGGGTAGGGAGTCTTCATCCATGCCGCGACTAGTGATTGACCCAAAGCATACGGGACGAGATAACGCTCCTCCTTCGGAACCCCCTGAGTCCCGGTCTTAGCCCCACGAGGGGCGGCTTCGTGACAGGGCCAGCCGTTCTTGCACTTCTCTCGAGGGATCCAGGACGCGGGGAAGTCACCCCAAAGGTCAGTTGGCTTCATTCTGAAATCTCCGTAGGCGCAGTAGGTGATTGTTTCTCGAGGGTATCTGTCCATTATGCTGATTTTACGCATCATGCCTCGAGGGTTTTCGAGAACCCATGGACAGCCCAGATTCTCGAGAAGATAGAGGGTGTGATGCAGACGCTTGACCAGCTCCCCGGCCTCGCGGGTGATCGGGAGCGCGTATTTTCCATCTTTCCGCCAATGCGAGAATCCACCAGCGACACTGCAGAGAGTGCAATCAACAGAAGCCCATGCGAAGTCAAACGGGCCTTTCGCGAGGAGTTGTTCAACAGTCACATCGAGAATATCGGCTTCAATGAAGTCGTCGCATGAATCCTCCCATTTCGGGTCAATATCAACCCCGACGATTCGCCAGCCGTTGTCGCGCCATGCTCGAGTCGCAGAACCCGTCCCTACCCAAAGATCCGCGACAGCCCTTTTAGCAGGTGGAGGACGAGGGAGAGATTCGGGATGCACCTTAACGCGGCTTGCCTCGTCGGTCGCCAATCACTCGCCCTCCAAACACTCCGAGAGGGTCTTTACCTTTAATAATTATGTAATAACAAATATCTTTTATGGGTTTTATTGATTTATTAGTGTAGTAGTAGTAGTAGTAGTGGATAGGAATACCTACTACTACTACTAAAAGAAGGTTTTAGGGCCGGTTCGGGCTCCGTCCGGGTATGGATTGGTTGCAAGGGGGGATAATCGTTGCTATTTTGCTGGATTTGGTGATTTTGAAAGCCCTGCTGGAGTTATCGTCACAAATTGCGAACGCCCTCGAGAATATGCCCCGGATCCTGGCCGCTTCAATCCCAGAATTGATGCAAAACATCGGGGACGGGGGAGATTTTGAACGCCCTACGGCGATTCAAGGAGCTATCGCTCAACTCATCATGTCGAAGGTTCAAAACCCGCAGGTTCAAGAGATCCTGGATCGAACCCCGGACGGTAAGTTTAGCTGAATGTTTAATACCGACCTTTCACCGTCCGAGGGATTATGGCGCGTAGGAAGGCGAAGCGGACAAGGCGACGCAAGACTTTCAGCGTTCTGAACGCGCTGGAGGCTCTGACCTATGCGCAGATCATATCCGTCGGCGTCACAGGGGGAGGCGTCTGGGAGTTTGCAACCGGGGCGACCGATCTCGGCTACCGTTCCAACCGAGGCAACCTTGGTGCTGGTGCGCTGTCGCAAATGGCCACGGGAACCTCCCTCGTGGGGACTTCTCAAATCAGCATAGGCGATTTGATGACCGAACCCACGCTCGCTATAGAGCAGATGGCCGGCAACTTCCAATCGAACATAATTCCAATGGCCCTCGCCGGATTCACAACGGCAATTTCATTTCGCGTAGGAAGACGCCTTTTGAAAAAGCCGATCAGTATGATCACAAGGGACATAATCAAGCCCGTATTTGGGGCCGGAGTGAGGCTCTGAAATGGCAGATGTTGATGCCTTCGGGCAATTAGTCCTAAAGGGCGGTTCGATTTGCCCCCTCGCTCGAACAGATATTGCCGAGGACGCCGAGGAGGAGATTTTCACAGATAACAACTATGTAGGCAGTCAGCAGACGGCAGGCACCTTTGTGACTCAAACCCTCGCATCACATACGGTTGTCGCGGCAGGGGTTTCAGCCGAGAATGATATAGTCTATTCTGTGATCAAGTCAGCCGGGAAGATAAAGTGCGCTCTGCCCGTTTCTGGCATCAATGGGGGAGCTGGTCTTCCCGCACCCCTCCCTTACCCCAAGACCCTCGTTAGCGGCGATCAGTGCATGACCATGGCCTCCGCCGCCGCCTCGAGGGACATATCCCTCAGTGTCGCCTGTTCAAACGGCGAGTATCATGTTTTCACTGTCACCCCTTCTGGCGCGGCTGTGGCAGGTCATGAATTAGTTTCAATTCTCACAGGGCTGAGTGTGGGGCAGACTCTCCAAAACAGAACCGTGACCCACGCCTTCTGTATGGGGGGAAATAATGCCGCTAATTTCAGCAGTCCCGTTTATTTCGTCAATGGATCGGGAACCCCGATTGCGAGCGTCACCCCAAATGACCCGGCAGTTGATACCGGAAAATATGAACCGTGTTTCGCGCCCATCGCTCTCAACACCCGCGCCTTAGTTTCAACAGATGCGTAGGTGTGTGAATGGCTGTATCAAAAAGAGCGAGGGCGCGATTCAAGATCATGTCAGCGTCTGAAAAGAACGCGGTCAAAAAGGCGGTAAAACTCCTATACGATACCGAGCTGGTCGGCATCAAGCGTATGCGTGAGAT